CATATGCAAGTTGTGATGTTGAGGCAAACACAACTTCCTCAAACTCTTGTATGGCAAGCAGGTAAGAATGATTATAGTGAAGAACCTATTCATACAATATTTCCACCAAATGAAAAAGAATGCGGTAAATGGGTTATTGAGCAACTACTTGCAAATGAGCGTGGCCACTGGGGCCCTTTAGAGCATCCCGCGATTGCTCTGGACTGTGTTGGATTTGTTCATAATGTAATGGTTCAGGCACGAACTCATCGTGTTGGAGTATCATTTGATGTTCAATCTCAGCGTTATACTGGTCGTCGCGTTCTAAAAGTTGCAACAGGATATCTTAGTCCTCAAGAAGTTTTCTATGTGCGTCCAGAAGGTCTCTACCTTGACCGTAAAGGGCACAAGTATGAATGGACGAGGGAAGACTACGAAAGGCAGTTAAAGTTCTGTCTGGCGGCGTCTGAGAGGTATGCAGAGGGTTATAATACTCGTGGTATGGCGGAGGAACATCTTCGCGATTATCTTCCACAAAATATTCGTCAGAACTTTGTAGTTTCATTCTCTCTTCGTGCTGTTCTACACTTTCTCGATCTTCGTGCAAAATTGGATGCACAGGTAGAAATTCAGGCATTGAGTGAAGGAATGGTGCCAGTAATAAGAGAATGGGTTCCGGAAATCTTCAGTTATTATGAGGAAAAAAGGCTTAGAAAAGCAAAACTTTCCCCTTAAATAAAACCTAAATAAAATGCCTGAAGTTGACTGCAATCTCTACGGGTTGGAGAGTAGAAATACTCTCCTTTACATTATAAATAATAATGCAGTCATCTAAAGAGCAGTTATGGTAAATCTATACAGATTTTATACTTACGCATATTTGCGTAAAGATAGAACTCCTTATTATATTGGCAAGGGAAATAGTGATAGAATTTATAGGAAAAGATCAAAGGGAGTTAATGCACCAAAAGATAAATCAAGAATAATTTTTCTCAAACAAAATTTAACTGAAGAAGACGCATTTAAGCACGAAATCTATATGATTGCTGTCTTTGGTAGAAAAGATTTGGGAACAGGTATTCTTCATAATAGAACTAATGGTGGAGATGGGGTTAGTGGATATACTCATAATGAGGAAACTAAAAAGAAAATTAGTGAAATCGGCAAGGGTAGAGAATGTAAACAAGAAACAAGAAAAAAGTTAAGTGAGGCAGGTAAAGGTAAAACTTTATCAGAAGAAACAAAAAGAAAAATAAGTGAGGCAAATAAAGGTGAGAATAATCCAAACTATGGAAAAGAAATGAGTGAAGAAACTAAAAGAAAAATAAGTGAGGCAAATACGGGAAATAGTTCTTGTGCTTGGAACAAAGGAAAGCAAATAAAATCTTTTAGTGAAGAACATAAGAAAAAAATGAGCGAATATGCTAAAAATAGAAGTGAAGAACATAAAGAAAAATTAAAAGAATCGGCAAAAGGTAGGATACCTCCAACCAAAGGTAAAAAAATGGATGAAGATCATAAAAGAAAAATAGGGGAAGCAAATAGAAAAAGATGGGAAGAAAGAAAAAATAAACTATCTGTGCTATAATAACCATAAATATTTTTGTAAATTATTATAAAAAATGGCAATATATCCAATTATTCATAAGGAGACTGGCGAGACTAAAGTCGTTGAAATGAGTATTCACGATATCACACAGTGGTATAAGGACAATTCCGAATGGTCAAGAGATTGGTCTCAAGGATGTGCGACACCAGGAGAAGTTGGTGATTGGAAAAATAAACTTGTCGCAAGAAATCCTGGTTGGAACGACATTCTTTCTAAAGCAAGCAAAGCACCCGGATCAAGAGTAAAAAAAATCTAAACCAAACATATGGCAAGACGCAGAAAAAATGGAAGTGATCAACCATCTGATGTTGGTCTCACAACTCGTCAAACAAAAAGAAAAAAACCTTTAAATGGCGAATATCTTGTAAATATTGATCCACTAACAGACAATCAAAGAAAACTTTTTGAATCTTATGAAAATCAAAAACATCTTGTCGCTTATGGTTGCGCTGGAACTGGTAAGACTTTTTGTCTTTTGTATAATGCTTTGAAAGAAGTTTTGGATGAAAAATCTCCATTTGAAAAAGTTTATATTGTAAGATCTTTAGTTCCTACGAGAGAGATTGGATTTTTACCTGGATCACACGATGATAAGGCAGACATTTATCAAATTCCTTATAAGAATATGGTAAAGTATATGTTTCAGATGCCTTCTGATGTTGATTTCGAGATGCTCTATGGTAATCTCAAGTCACAAGAAACCATTAAGTTTTGGAGCACCTCTTTTATTCGTGGCGTCACATTAGATAATTGTGTTATTATTGTAGATGAGTTTTCTAATTTAAATTTTCACGAATTGGATTCTATTATTACTCGTGTTGGTGAAAATTGTAAGATTATGTTTTCTGGCGATGCAACTCAATCTGATCTTATTAAAACTAATGAGCGTAATGGAATTGTTGATTTTATGAGTATATTGCGTAAAATGCCGTCTGTTGATATAATTGAGTTTGGTATTGATGATATTGTTCGCTCCGGGACAGTTCGTGAATATCTTATAGCCAAAACTGAAGAAGGTTTTTAATGTTCGATCATCTTGATATTGAACTTCCACGACTCGAAAGAGAAACTGTGGATGGAGTGAGATATTATAGCGTCCCTGATGGAGATGAGTTGATAAAACTAGTCTCCATCACTTCCATTACCAGTTACTTTAATCGTGAAATCTTCATTAACTGGCGCAAAAAGGTCGGTGAAGCAGAAGCGGAGAAGATCACTAAAGCGGCAACTTCTCGCGGCACGGATATGCATACTCTTGTGGAGAACTACCTTTACAATAAAGATTTACCGCCAGTTCCGCCGCTTCCGGATTTTCTTTTTAAAATTTCAAAGACAGAACTTAAGAAAATAAATAATATTCACTGTTTAGAAGGTCCTTTGTATAGTAAGCAACTTGGTGTAGCAGGTACAACGGATTGTATTGCAGAACACGATGGCGAACTTTCGGTAATAGACTTTAAGACTTCTAAAAAACCAAAACCAAGAGATTGGATTGAGAACTATTTTGTTCAAGCGATGTTTTATGGTATGGCGTATTATGAGATGACCGGAACTCCCATTAAAAAACTGGTAATCATTATGGCGTGTGAGAATGGAGAGTGTGTTCTATATGAGGAGAGAGACCTTAAAAAATATATGAAGTTGGTAGTTAAATACATTAAAAAGTTTGTGAATGATAAACTTGAATTGATATCCAGTTGACTAATTGATTATTTTATCTTATAATACATATTATTAACTGCTAAACTATGGCAAATATATTAGAAAGTCTTTTGGAATTTAAAATAGAATATATGGAACCAAATACCGAACTCGAAAGAGTACTAGAAAGTAAATTTCTTACCCCATCAAAGTTTGCTCTAGAAATAGAAAAGATTGTGATTGATGAGGGTTTTAATTATATTGATAGTATTGTGCATTATTGTGAAGTCAATAGTATTGAAGTCGATTCAATTGCTAAATTAATCTCAAAACCTCTGAAAGAAAAACTCAAGAATGATGCAACAAATCTAAACTTTATGAAACGAACTTCGAAAGCGAAATTGCCTCTGTGACTCCATTCGACATTTATATCAAGTATCTTGCTCTCAAAAAGCATTTTACGGATAAAAAATATGATTATTTTAAGTACAGTGGAAAAACTAGAGCAAGTATCGAATCCTTTAATAAACGTAAGGACCGATACTTTTTTGAGAAAACATCAAGGAAACTCAACGACAAAGAAGTTGTTGAGTTTTTTGTTTCTAATTTTATCACCGCGAATGATCCTTCCACTATATGGATTGGAGAACTAGTCAATAACGGAGAAACTAATTATAAGGAATGGACAAAACGACAGCAGAGTTTAACCTACTTACTGAAGGAACAATCAGAAGAATTATTCTCGAACAACAAATTAGAAGATGTTTTCAATTGTTCGAAAGGGCACCCGATCCTATTAAAAAAATTTATGGGCGGATATCTCTCCATCGAAACTCTGGTAATCTATGATAGAATATTCCAGTACGGAAAAAACTTTGATAAGAATCTTCTTGATCCTATATGGGAAACCGTAAGTTTAAAAATTACGAAGTACAAACCATTTCTAAATACGGATATGTTTCACTGTAAAAAACTTCTTCGGAGTATTATAAATGAGTAACTTTTTTGATTCTGAAATCATTCAAGAAGAACTTCAAGAAATTAATAAACTTCAAGAAGAAATTTATGGAAGTGTTCTTTCTTTTGGATATATGTCCAGAGAAAACAAACTGGAACATATTGATAAGATGACTCAATTGCTGGATAAGCAACGTATAATGTATACAAGACTTTCTTTGTCTGATGATCCAAAAGCAGTTGAGATGAAAGAAAATCTTCGTCGTTCTGTTTCTATGATGGGATTCCCTCCAGAAACCGATATGAATGTTTTATTTAATAGTATGAATAAGACAATCAAATCACTCAAAAATTACCTTTGACTTTTTGAGTTTTCTTTGCTATGATAATCAAGTAAATCCTCCGTATCCAAACTATCCTAAAAATCCTATGTCTTTCCAAAATCTCAAAAAGCAATCTAAACTTGGTTCTCTCACTGAAAAGTTGGTGAAAGAAGTTGAGAAGATGAATAACTCTTCGAGTAGCAAAGATGAGCGTCTGTGGTCTTTGACTGTCGATAAATCACAAAATGGTTATGCCGTAATTCGGTTTCTTCCTGCTCCAGATGGTGAAGACCTTCCGTTTGTGAAACTTTATGGTCACGCTTTTCAAGGTACTGGTGGTTGGTTGATCGACTCTTGCCTGACTACTCTCAATCAGAAATGCCCTGTCTGTGAGCATAACTCTGGTTTGTGGAACTCTGGTATGGATTCCAATAAAGAAGTTGCCCGTAAGCAGAAACGCAAAC